TTTCGATTCTACATAGAATAGGTTATCATGGCTAATTTAATTAAACTTAAACGCTCTGCCACATCGGGCAATAATCCAACAACTGCAAATTTGGAGTTGGGTGAACTTGCAATTAACACATACGATGGTAATCTATTCTTTAAAAAGTCTGTTTCTGGCACAGAATCAATTTTATCTGTCGCCACATTAACAGGCACACAAACCCTTACAAATAAAACTCTTACCAGTCCTACTATTAACAGTGCGACTGCGAATAATCTCACGCTAACTGGCACTCTAACAGCTGGTGGTGGAGCAGGTACAAACGGACAAGTTCTCGCTTCTACTGGATCAGGTGTTCAGTGGATTACAAATACAACATCAACTCTAGATAGTTTAACTGATGTTGTAATTAGTTCGCCATCTTCAGACCAAGTTCTTAAATTTAATGGTTCAGTATGGGTAAATGCTGCAGCTGACGAAGCAGTTGCCTCTGCAGTTTTTGCAGCAAACGCTGAATCTGATTTAGGATTAGTTACTGATCTCGTTATAACTTTAACAGAAGATCTTGGATTAGTAACAGATACACCAGCTACTTTTATCTACAATCTTGGATCACTGGTTGTTGATGGTATTGTTTCACTAAGTAATCTTGATCAGTCTGTTAAAGCAGACTACATTTCTTATGCAATTATTTTCGGATTCTAAAGGATCATAAATGGCTCGCCAACTGATTGAAAAATATGTTTTTACACCTGGAGCAGCAAATGCTGGCACAGTAAAATTTCCAGGAAAAGTTGATGAAACTCAACTATTAATTATTACCAATAAAACAACACAAGAGAACATCTATGCTCTTGGCGATCCTACTCGTTCTGGTTCTTTAGTATATGATGCAGCTGATACAACAACATTCTATTCAGAACAAGATGGTGTTACAACTGTAACATTATCTAAAGATACTTCTTCAATGCTATCTACTCATAAGATAGCAGTTTATACAGACGCACCGAAACAACAAGGTAACATTATTCGCCCATATGCGTTTGGTGTTGATGCTATTGAAAGAATTCGTGTAGCAAATCCACAGTCACTAATTGATGCTGACTTTGAATATGGTTTGCAAACAACCAAGTGGCAGAACTATGCTGACATTCGTGGAGTTCCAGGAATCTATGAAAAACCTGGTCTTGATATTTTCTTATCTGGTGTATCTACAGATGGTGGAACACCATCTATTATTACAGTAACAACTTCTGTTGCTCATGGATTATCTGTAAATGATGCTGTTATTATTTACGGTTTAGGTAATACTAGCACTTCTGCACGAGCAGAAGGTGCTTTCGTTATTAATTCAGTTCCATCTTCTACAACTTTCACTTACTATGCAAAGGGTATTGTTGGTACAAATGGACTATCTCTATTTACTGGTATTACCTATGCTCGTCGTGGTGGTTTCTATACAGGATCTTCACTACCAATTTCTTCAGTTGCATCTAATGGTGCAAACCCATCTGTAATTACAGTAACTTGCTCTGCAAATCATGGCTTAGTTCCAGGTGCTCCACTAGTGAGTATTTGTACTTCTAGTGGCACAAATCATGCATTGCTTACTGGAAACTTTTTTGCCGAAACAGTTCCTTCTACCACTACATTTACATTTACTGCTCGTGTTGGTGGTGCAGTAAATACTAGTAGTATTGTAGCAAATATGTATACTCGTTCTGACGCTTATGTTTTACATCGCCCATTTGATGGTGGTGTAACTCTATCAAACTTTTTACCATCACATGGTGCTTCAGTTTCTCGTCAGACTAAAAAGTATATGCGTTATCAATCAGGTAAAGGTGTTCTTTGGACATCAGGTGTTTCTTTAAATCCTGTTATTAACCTTGACCAAATTTCTGCATCTGGTACATCTGTTGGTTCTTTAATTACTGTAACTACAGAATTAGATCACTCTTTACAAGCAGGCGCAACTGTTATTATTTCTGGTGTGGTTACATCTGGATATAACGGAACATATGGTGTAAACACTGTCACAGGTGAAAATACATTTACTGTTATTGCTGCAGACACTCTTGGTTCAGCTTCTGCAGTTATCACAAATATTCCTCGTGTCACAGTTAAAAATTGGCATGGAGCTTCTGTTCGTGTTGGTCCATTTGATGATCAAAACGGATTGTTCTGGGAATATGATGGGCAAGAATTAGCAGTGGTTAAACGATCTGCCACATATCAATTATCAGGATTTATATCTGTAACTGCAGGATCTCAAGCAGTTTCGGGAACTAGCACTCGATTCTCTCAACAATTAAAAGTCGGTGACAATATTGTTATTCGTGGTATGACTTATAAAGTTGGTACTATTAGTAGTGACACTGCATTAACAATCAATCCAGAATATCGTGGAGTAAATAACTCTTCTGGTATTAAAATGGCTGCAGTTATTGATACTCGTATTCCACAATCTCAATTTAACATTGACAAAGTAGATGGTACAGGTATTTCAGGCTATAACATGAATCTTAACAAAATGCAAATGTTGGGTATTTCATTCTCTTGGTATGGTGCTGGATTTATTGATTATATGTGTCGTGGTCCAGATGGCAATATGATTCTTGTTCATCGAATGAAACAAAATAATATTAATGACGAAGCATATATGCGTACAGGTAACACTGCTGTTCGTTATCAAACAATTAATGAATCTGTAATTGGTCGTCTAGATGAGGATTTAGACGATAGTGAAACATCAATTGATTTAGTTGACGCTTCTCGTTTTCCATCAACTGGTGGAACTGTTCTTATAGAAAATGAAGTTATTACTTATACTGGCAAATCTGGTAATACACTAACTTCATGCACTCGTGGTGCTTCTTTTAATATGTTTATTGGTGGTTCTACTAAAACATTTACTGGTGGTACAGCTGCATCCCATAATAAAGGTAATGGATTTACTTCTGTATCTTTAATTAGTTGTACTGCTGCACCACAGTTAAATCACTGGGGTTCTTCTTATATCTTAGATGGTGGATTTGATACAGATCGTGGTTACTACTTTAACTATGCTTCATTAAGTAATAGCGTTACTGCTGCATCTTCAGAAACTGCTTTCTTTGTTCGATTGGCACCATCAGTATCAAATTCTATTGCAGGCAACTTTGGAGATCGAGATCTTATCAATCGTTCTCAATTGCTCCTACAAAAATTGCAATTACAATCAGATCAGGCAGTTCAAGTTTATGGTATTTTAAATCCTGGAAATATTGATGCATCCTCATTAACTTGGACATCAGTTAATACTGTTGGACTTGGTTCGCAACCATCGTTTGCTCAGATTTCTACAAGTAGTAATACAGCTGCAACTCCTGGAGAACAAATTTTCTCCACTCTTGGTCCACCAGCTGGCTTTGCTGAAATTGACTTATCAAGTCTTAAAGAATTATCTAACTCAGCTATTGGTGGTTATAGTAACTTCCCAGATGGTCCCGATGTCTTGGCAGTTGTAGTTAGAAATCTTTCTGCTAGCACTGCGACAGTAAACTTAAACTTATTCTGGTCAGAAGCACAAGCATAAATATACAAAATTAGAGGAAATTTTAAATGGCAACCCAAGTACAGTTTAGACGAGGAACAACTACCCAGAATAATGCGTTTACTGGTGCTATCGGTGAGATTACTTACGATACCGAAGTCAAAACGCTAAGACTACATGACGGATCTACCGCAGGTGGTGGTTCAGTTGTAACTATTAATGCTGGATCTCAGACATTGACTAATAAAACAATGTCTACTAATTCTGTTTGGCAAGGAACTGCTGTTGGATTGGCATACGGTGGCACAGCTGCTTCTTTAACTGCAGTTGCTGGAGCTGTAGTTTACTCTGGTGGTTCTGCTCTTGCTATTTCTGCAGCTGGCACTTCTGGTCAAGTTTTAACTTCTGCTGGTTCTTCTGCTCCAACATGGACTTCTCAATCTAGTTTAACTGTTGGTACTGCGACTAATGCTACTACTGCAACCAATATTGCAGGTGGTTCTGCTGGACAGGTAATGATCCAGCAAGATACTAATTTAACTACATTTATTGCAGCTGGTGCTTCTGGAACATTTTTAAGATCTGCGGGTGCTGGATATGCTCCTGAATGGGCTTCAGGTAATATTACTATCGGTAGCACAACTGTTTCTTTTGGTGATACTTCAACTTCTTTGGCTGGTTTAACAGCGATTAATGCTACAAGTGGCGCAACAGCATTTTTTGCGACACCGACTTCTCCAGTGGCATTTGCTGGTGCGACCACTTTAACGATTGGTTACGGTAGCACTGCTTCCTCTACAACTAATATCTCTACTGGTGCTGTAGGTTCTGGTAATACTAAAACTATCAATATTGGTACTGGCAGTGCAGCTGGTTCAACCACAAATATTAATCTTGGTGATGCTGATGGTGGCACAGTTACAGTTAATAAAGATCTAGTTGTTTCTGGAGATCTAACTGTCAATGGTACAACTACTACAGTAAATTCTACAACACTTGATGTTGATGATATTAACATTACTATTGCAAAAGGTGCAGCGAATGCAGCTGCAGCGAATGGTGCTGGTCTTACTGTAGATGGTGCTTCTGCCACTATCCTTTATACATCAGCAACTGATTCTTGGAATTTTAATAAACCATTAAAGGCTACTAATACTGACTACTGGTTAATTCCTGTTGGTAATACTGCTGCACGACCAGGAACTCCTGCCACTGGTATGATTCGCTACAACAGCACTCTTTCTGCTTTTGAGGGATATGCTGCATCTGCATGGGCATCTCTTGGTGGTGTTAAATCAGTTGATGGATATACATATATTCAGGCAGAAACTTCTGCTGGTAATTCTAATGGTGACTTAGACTTTTATGCTGAAGCGTCTAATGGAACATCAGCTACACAAGTTGGTCAATGGAACAGAACGAATCTTAAAGATTACACTGGTACATTAGTTGGTACTCAAACAACACAAAATGTCTTTAATGCAACTGCCACAACAGTAAACGCATTTGGTGCTGGTACAACTATTGGTGTTGGTGCTACTTCTGGTACATTAACTCTAAATAACCCAACTGTTGTAGGTTCTCAGACTACAGTAAACTTATGGAATACTACTTCCACAACAGTAAACGCATTTGGTGCTGCAACAACAATAGCGATTGGTGCTGCAACAGGAACACTAACACTAAACAATCCAACTCTAACTGCTTCTAGCACTAATGGTCAGTTTAAATCTATTGGTGTTGGTACTGCTGGATCTAATACAACTGGTGAAATTCGTGCCACTAATGCAATCACTTCATACTATTCAGACGAACGACTAAAAACAGATATTACAGAAATTTCTGGTGCTCTGGACAAAGTAATGCAACTTCGTGGTGTAACTTTCCGTGCTAATGAATTAGCAGAGTCTTTTGGTTACTCTACAGAAAAAGAACAAGTCGGTGTTATTGCTCAAGATGTTGAGAAAGTATTACCACAGATTGTTTCTCCAGCACCATTTGATATTATGCAATTGCAAGAGGGTGTAGAAATATCTCGCTCTGGTGAAAACTATAAAACAGTTCACTACGAAAAACTTGTACCATTACTAATTCAAGCAATCAAAGAACAACAGATTATGATTGAAGAATTACAAAAGAAGGTAGGTTAATATGGCTGTTTCTACAAGAGATGGATTAAAACAATATGCACTTCGTGCACTCGGTGCACCAGTGGTTGAAGTCAATGTGGACGATGATCAATTAGAAGATCGTATTGATGAAGCATTAGAGCACTGGAGAAAATACCATTACGATGGTGTTGAGCAGATTTACATGAAGGCTGCAATTCGTGCCTCTGAAATTGTTTTAACTACATCTGTTGCTGGTAATTATCAATTGTCTGAAACTATTACAGGTGCTTCTTCTGGAGCAACTGCAACAGTAGTTAAAGAAACAAATCGTTCTTCTTCTGGAACTTTGCTACTAGTTAAGAATATTGTTGGAACATTTACTGCAGGCGAAGCGATCGCTGGTGCTTCTTCTGGTCAATCAGCCACTACAGTTTCTATCACAAAACGAGAATACGATAACAAGTATATTGAAGTTAGTGATTTAGTATATGGTGTCACTAAAATTCTAGCCATAGGTCAAGCATCGTCATCTAAGAATATTTTTGATTTACAATATCAATTGCGTTTGAACGACCTATATGACTTGACATCTACTTCTATTATTTACTACAAAACTGTAATGAGTCATTTGGCTCTTTTAGATTTAGAGTTAAATGGTCACACTTCTTTCCGTTTTAATCGTAGAACAAACAGAGTTTATCTAGACATTAACTGGGAAACAGATATTCCACTTGGTGACTATGTTATTGTTCAAGGATATCGTGCATTAGATCCAGCAGAGTTTACTAAGGTTTGGAATGAAGCATGGCTAAAACATTATGTTACTGCATTGTTTAAGAAACAATGGGCAACAAATATTAAAAAGTTTTCTGGCATTCAACTTCCAGGTGGTGTTACATTAGATGGTGATAAACTATACGATGAAGCAGTTAATGAAGTTAAAGAACTGGAAGAAACTTTACAAAATAAATCTGCACCACTAGACTTTTTTATAGGTTAATATGTCAACAACTAATGTTTATTTTTCTCATGGTACGAGAAACGAACAGTATTTGGTAGAAGACCTGATTATCGAATCTTTAAAGATTTACGGTAATGAGTTCTTTTACATTCCAAGAACATTAGTTTCTAAAGACGAAATTCTCGGTGAGGATCGTCTGTCTCAATTCACATCATCATTTCCAATTGAAATGTATTTTGAAAATGTGGACTCTCTTGCAGGACAAGGAGCATTTATTCAAAAGTTTGGTTTAATGATGGAGCAGTCAGCTACATTGGTAGTTGCTCGTCGTAGATGGGATCAGTTAGTTGGTCGTTACGGTGTAACTACATTACCTAATAGACCAAACGAGGGAGATTTAATTTACTTTCCATTAACAAAAGGATTATTTGAGATTAAGTTTGTAACTCATCAAGATCCATTTTATCAACTTGGTAAACTATATGTTTACAAACTACAAGTTGAATTGTTCCAGTATGCTTCTGAAAGAATTGATACTGGTATTGCAGCAGTTGATGCGTTTGAATCTCTTAAATCATTTACTACAAATACAACTCGCTCGCCATATGGAACTGTTATTAAAATTAATGTGACAAATCAAGGATCTGGTTATGCAACAGCACCAACTGTTACTCTTGTAACTTCTACAGGCAGAGATGCCACTGCAACAGCAGTGCTTGGTTCTGGAACAACTGCTGGTAAAGTAGTTAGTGTGAATGTAACTAATGGTGGTGTTGGATATCAAACTGCTCCAGTCGTACAATTTACTGGAGGTGGTGGATCTAATGCTGCAGCAACTTCAGTTATTGAAGCAAATATTGATAGTGTTGAATCTTATGGAGACAATAATAAATTTAAGACTCAAGCTGCAGATGTTCTATTCAGCGAAGCCAATCCATTCGGTGAAGTAGATAAAACTAGGAATACTGAAATATAATGTTAAACAATCAAGTATTTTATCACGGAACTATTCGAAAGTGCATCGTAGCATTTGGCACTCTATTCAGTGATATCTATATCGATCGTAAATCTGGAGATTCTGTAACAGGAACAACTATTCAACGACTTCAGATTCCTCTTGCGTATGCACCAAAGGAAAAATGGTTGGTTCGTATCGAGCAAGATCCTAATCTAGAAAATAATACATATATCTCTTTACCAAGAATGTCTTTTGAGATTCTTGGTTATAACTACGACTCTAGTCGCAAGTTAAATCGTATGCAACAAATTAAGTGTGGCGATGGAACTAATACGATGGATGCCATCTATACTCCAGTGCCATATAACATTGATATTAGTTTGTATATTTTAACTAAGACTCAAGAAGATGCACTACAAATTCTAGAACAAATTCTTCCAACATTTACTCCAGAGTATACTCTAACAATTAATGCTGTTCCAGACATGAATGTTAAACTTGACATTCCTATCGTTTTAAATAGCGTAACTTCTTCTGACGAGTATGATGGTGATTTTCAAACTCGTAGATTTGTTACACATACACTAACATTTACAATTAAAACTAATCTATTTGGTCCATTGGCTAATAAGAAAGTTATTGATGAAGTTATGGCTAATGTTGGTCAGAATGAGAACTTTAGCAATCCAAATAGAGTTTATACTGCAGAGGGTGATGTTACCACTGCCACAGTTGATACCGAATCGTGGACAAGTAACTTTTAAATATGGCTGAAATTTATAATGCGAATTCGAATCTAAAAGCAGCAGGTGTTGATGTTCAGTTTACTCCAGACGATGTTAAGGAGTATATGAAGTGTGCTGCAGATCCGATTTATTTTATTGAAAACTATTGTTACATTGTAACTCTAGATCATGGTCTTCAGCTATTTAAATTATACGATTGCCAAAAGAAAAAGATTGATGTTATCCATAACAATCGTCGTGTAATTCTTATGGAAGGTCGTCAGCAAGGTAAGACCACAACTTCTGCTGCATATATTCTTTGGTATACATTGTTTCAACCAAATAAAAATGTGGGTGTTCTAGCAAACAAAGCAACAGCTGCACGAGAGGTTTTAGATCGTTATCAAACGATGTATGAATTGCTACCTAAATGGATGCAACAAGGTGTGACTACTTGGAACAAGGGTGACATCGAATTAGAAAATGGTTCAAAGGTATTTACTGCAGCGACTGGTAAATCTGGTATTCGTGGTAAATCTGTAAACTTACTGTATGTTGACGAAGCTGCAATTATTCCAAACAATGTGGCAGAAGAATTCTTTACATCTGTTTACCCTACGATTTCTGCTGGTCAAACCACTAAGATTTTACTAAGCAGTACACCTTTGGGTTATAATCATTTCTGGAAGTTCTGGAATGATGCTGAACATGGGAGAAATGGATTTGTTAATCTGTTTATTCCATACTGGGAAATTCCAGGTCGTGATGAAACATGGGCTAACGAACAGAAAGCCATGCTTGGAGAACTTAAATATAACCAAGAGGTATTGTGTAAGTTCTTAGGATCTAGTTTAACTCTTATCAATGCAGATATTATTGCACAGATGAGTGTAGCGAATAGAGTCTATGAAAAAGATGGACTCGATGTATATGTAGAGCCACAAGTTGGTCATACATATTGTTTAATAGCCGATGTGGCTAAAGGTGTCGGTGGGGATTATTCTGCATTTCAGGTAGTTGATATTACAGAAACACCTTATCGAATTGTTGCAAAGTATAGAAACAATGAAATTAGTCCATTGCTCTATCCTAATATTATTTACAAAGTTGGTAAAGACTATAATTACGCTTGGGTTTTAATGGAGATTAATATATCAGAGCAAGTTGCTCATATTCTCTACTCTGAGATGGAATACGAAAACATTTTATTTGTCACAAGACATACTCTTGGGCAGACAGTTTCTGGTGGTTTCGGTGGTGGCAAAACCCAGCTAGGTGTAATGACAGATAAGAAAATTAAAAGAATTGGGTGTCATAATTTTAAGGCACTAGTTGAAGAAAAGAAACTATTAATACAAGACGCAGACACTATATCAGAGATTTCTACATTTATTGAGACAAAAGGGTCGTATCAAGCTGACGAAGGTTATCATGATGACTTGGTTATGCCTTTAGTTCTGTTTGGATGGTTAACGACTAACTCGTATTTTAAAGACCTAAATAATGTAAACCTTAGAGAAGTTATGTATAAGAAACAGATGCAAGCTATCGAAGAAGAACTTACTCCATTTGGTTTTTATGACGATGGTGGTCCAGAAAAACCTCCTCTAAACTTCTAGAAATCGTGCAAAAACTAAATAAAATGTAGACATGAATTTTGTCTAAAAGTAAAACTTATTAACAAGGAGAATTACAATGCCGTTTCAATTATCTCCAGGCGTTGCAGTCGTAGAAAAAGATTTCACTTCTATCGTTCCAGCCGTATCATCTTCAATTGGTGCTTTCGCTGGTGCATTTCCGTGGGGTCCAGTTATGGAGCCTAGCACAGTTGGTTCCGAAAACGAGTTAGTTCGTCGTTTCGGTAAACCAAACGATAGTAACTTTGATTCTTTCTTCACTGCTGCGAACTTCCTATCTTATACAAATAACCTATTACTAGTTCGTGCAGACGCTGGACACTTGAATGCGGTGGCTACTCAAACTGGTGGTGTTCAAACTATCAGCGTTACTGCTGCTGGTTCTGGTTATACTTCCACTGCTGCAGCACCTGCTGTAACTATTTCTACTCCAGATATCACTGGTGGATTACAAGCAACTGCTACTGCTGTTTTATCTGGTGGTGCGATTACTGCGATTGCGGTTTCAACTGCTGGCGCAGGATATGATTCCGCCCCAACAGTAACTATTACTACTGCTTCAGGTGATACTGGTTCTGGTGCTACTGCTACTGCAGTGATGACTACACCAACTATCTCTGGTGGTGCAGTTTCTGGTACTGGTGGTCAGTTTACTTGTACTGCAACTACAATAACAGTTGGTGATTTAATCGCTATTTCTGGAACAATATCTGGTACAGCTACTATTACTGGTTATTCAACTCCAACTACATACAAGGTTTCTGCAATCACTGGTTCTGGTTCTTCAGTAACAGGATTTACATTAACCACTACTGGCGATGCTGCAATTGTTACTACTGCTGGTACTATAACTGGTTTAACTCTTAGCAACACTTCACAACAAACTGTGGCTTCGATTACAATATCTGCAGCTGGATCTGGTTATAAAGCTGCTCCAACAGTATCTTTATCTGGTGGTACACCAACTACTGCAGCAACACTTGGCGCAGTAACAGTAGGTTCTTCAACTATTACTAGCATCACAGTTGTTGCCAATGGTTCTGGCTACTCTTCTGCTCCAACTATTACTGTCGCTGCACCTCCATCTGGAACAACTGCAACAGCTACATCAACTATCTCAACTGCTGGTGTTAAAATTATGAATGGTGAAGATTATACTTCTACCTATTCTGCTGGTGCTGGTGTTGTTGGTACTTGGGCTGCAAAATATCCAGGAACTCTAGGTAATAGCCTAAAAGTTTCTATGGCAGATTCTGCTGGTTTCACTGGTTGGACATATGCATCTGAATTTGATGCTGCACCTGCTACTTCTACCTACGCTGCAAGCGTAAGTGGATCTGGTGACGAAGTGCATGTAATCGTTATCGATGAAGATGGACTGTGGACTGGTACAGCTGGTACTGTTCTAGAAAAATTTGCATTCCTTTCAAAAGCATCTGATGGTAAAAAATCTGATGGCACAAATAACTATTACAAAGACGCAATCAATAGTCGTTCAGAATACATCTGGTGGATGGATCACCCAACTGCAGTAACAGGTACTACTTCATGGGGTGCTACTGCAGCAGGTTCTACATTTAAGACACTAACTGCTGTTCAAACTGTATCTCTTTCTGGTGGTACAGATGACTACGCATTAACTGATGGTGAGAAACAATCAGCTTTTGCATTGTTCTCTAATGCAGAGCAGTATGATGTTTCTCTAGTTATGTTAGGTAAAGCATCTACCACTGTTGCACAATATGTAATTAGCAACATCTGCGAAACTCGTCTAGATTGTATCGCCTTGATTTCTCCAGAGAGAGTATCAAATGGTGATGTAATTATCGGTTCGACTTCTACAGAAATTGGTTACATTACTGGTTATCGTGATGCTCTTTCAAGCACATCATATGCAGTTATGGATTCTGGTTCTAAATATCAGTATGACCGATACAATGACAAATATCGCTATGTCCCATTAAATGGTGATGTGGCTGGTTTATGTGCTCGCACTGACTACACTAACGATCCATGGTTCTCTCCAGGTGGTCTAAATCGTGGTCAAATTAAGAATGTGGTTCGTTTGGCAGTTAATCCAACTAAGACACAGCGTGATACTCTTTACAAGAAAGGTGTTAACCCTGTTGTTACATTCCCAGGAGAAGGAACTGTTCTCTTTGGTGATAAGACTCTGTTGGCTAAACCATCTGCATTCGATCGTATCAATGTTCGTCGCTTATTCATCGTTATGGAAAAAGCGATTGCAACTGCTGCTAAATTCCAGTTGTTCGAATTTAACGATTCGTTCACTCGTGCACAGTTCAAGAACTTGGTAGAGCCATTCCTCCGTGATGTACAAGGTCGTCGTGGTATTACTGATTTCGTTGTTAAGTGCGATGAGTCTAACAACACAGGTGAAGTTATCGATCGCAATGAGTTTATTGCAGATATCTTCGTTAAGCCAAATCGTTCTATCAACTTTATTACTCTCAACTTCGTTGCTGCTCGCTCTGCGATTAACTTCAGCGAAATTGGTGCTTAATAACAGATAAATAAAGATAAGAACAAGGAGA